TCCTTTGCGGAGGCTTGGCGTTGTCACCTGAGGCAAGAGCCGGATGCGGTAATTCCGCTCGTCCGGATCCGTGGAGGGGGCGCCCCGTTCAAGGGGCATCCCTACTCCGACTGTCATTGCCTGCGTTACACACACATGAAGCCTCAGATTCGCCGGTTCATCAAGGCAATTAAGCGACTGCTGAAAAAGAAGTTACAGATTTCCGCAAGCATGCGAGTGTGCTAGAGATATGTCCGCCGACACCCCCAGAATCACGGCCTTGACGCCCGCGCAGGCGGCCGAAATCCTCGCCGCCGCGGGCAGCCGCCGCATCACCGAGGCGATGGTCCGCGCGGACATCGAGGCGGGGGCGCCCACCAACGCCGACGGGACCGTCAACCTGGTGCACTACGCCGCGTGGCTGGTGAAGGAGGCCGCCGGTGGCGATTGATCCCCGAAACCTGCGCCCGTCGATGCTGACGCGGATGCTGAACTCCACGCCACTGGGCGAGGTGATCGGCGAGCGCCAGCTGCGCCGCCACCGCAACCGGGCCGGCTACCGGATCGGCGACGAGAAGCGCGTCGACTTGTTGCGTTACACCGCCTGGCTTCTGTGGGAGCGCCACCATCCCGCCCCCGCGCCGGCGCCCGCCGACTATGAGGCGGTCAAGGAAGCCGCCCGGGCCCGCAACGCGGAGATCTCGGCCACCGGCCGGGATATCGGTGACATCCCGGAAGTGGCCGATCCCGAGCGGAAGGCCCGGGCTGAATCGGACTTCCGCTTCTTCTGCGAAACCTACTTCCCCGAGACTTTCAGCCTGCCCTGGTCGGACGACCACCTGAAGGTAATCACCAAGATCGAAACGGCCGTCCTCCGCGGCGGCCTGTTCGCCATGGCGATGCCTCGCGGCAGCGGTAAGACGACGCTGGCCGAGACCGCCTGCATCTGGGCGATGCTCACCGGCGCTCGCGAGTTCGTCTGCCTGATCGGTTCGGATGCCGGCCACGCCCGCAACATGCTCGAGAGCATCAAGGTCGAGTTCGAGACCAACGAGCACCTGCTGGCCGATTATCCCGAGGCGGTCTATCCGATCCACGCGCTGCAGCGCATCCACAACCGGGCCAAGGGCCAGCTGTGCAACGGTCGGCACACGCGGATTGTCTGGACGGCCGACGAGATCGTCTTGCCGACGGTTCCCGAGTCCAAGGCGTCGGGGGCCATCATCCGCGTCGCCGGCATCGAGAGTCGCATCCGCGGCATGAAGTTCAAACGCGCCGACGGCCGCGCCGTTCGTCCCTCGCTGGTGGTGCTGGATGATCCTCAGACCGATGAATCGGCCCGCAGCGATCCGCAGACCAGGGCCCGAATGGACACGCTCAACGGGGCCATTCTGAATCTGGCCGGGCCGGGACAGAAGATATCGGGCATCATGCCGTGCACCGTCATCCGTCCCGATGACATGGCCGATCAGATCCTCGACCGTGACAAACACCCCGTCTGGGGCGGTGAGCGAACGAAGCTGGTCTACGCCTTCCCCGACAATGACAAACTATGGGACCGGTACGCCCAGATCCGCGCCGACAGTTTTCGCAACGACGGCGACGGGAGCGAGGCGACGGAATTCTACCGTGAGCACCGCGCCGAGATGGACGCCGGGGCCGTCATCGCCTGGCCCCAACGACACAACGAAGATGAACTGTCCGCCATCCAGCACGCGATGAACCTGAGGCTGCAGGATGAACGGGCCTTCTGGGCGGAGTATCAGAACGAGCCGCTCCCCGAGACTGAAGGGGACACCGATCAACTCACCGCCGAACAGATCGCAGCGAAGACGAATGGACATGCTCGGGGCGAGGTCCCCCTCGGAGCCAGCCACCTGACGATGTTCATTGACGTGCAGGGCAAGCTGTTGTTCTACACTGTGGTTGCGTGGGAGGACGAGTTCACCGGCTACGTGCTGGACTATGGAACGTATCCCGACCAACAGCGCGGATACTTCACGTTGCGGGAAGCGCAGAAGACGCTCGGCCGGGCCGCGCCGGGAACGGGGTTGGAGGGGGCGATCTACGCCGGGCTGGAGAAGCTCGTCGGCGCCTCTCTGTCGCGCCGCTGGCGGCGTGACGATGGGGCCGAACTGCAGATCGAACGGTGCCTGATCGACGCCAACTGGGGCCAGTCCACCGACGTGGTGTATCAGTTCTGCCGTCAGAGCGACCATTCGGCCGTCGTCATGCCCAGCCACGGGCGCTACGTTGGGGCCTCCAGCATCCCCTTCAGCGAATACAAGCGCAAACGCGGCGAGCGGATCGGGCACCACTGGCGCATCCCCAACGTCCACGGCCGACGTCAGGTGCGCCATGTGCTGATCGACACGAACTACTGGAAGAGCTTTGTGCATTCTCGCCTGGCGGTGGCCATGGGTGATCCCGGTTGTTTGTCGCTGTTCGGCCGCAAGCCCGCCGAGCACCAACTTCTGGCCGAACACCTGACGGCCGAGTATCGCGTGCGAACCGAAGCACGCGGCCGCGTAGTGGATGAGTGGAAGCTGCGGGCCTCAAGCCCAGACAACCACTGGCTGGACTGCTTGGTGGGATGCGCGGTGGCGGCGTCCATCCAGGGGGCCGTGCTGCCGGGAACCGAAACCAAGTCCGCTCCCACGCGGCAACGCGTTCGGCTCTCGGAGATCCAGAAGGGCAGGTGGTAGATGGCTCAGGCGACGGACAGACAGCGGCCTGCGCAGCGTCGTGGTCTCGAATGCCCTCAGTGTGGCTGCGGGCATTTCCGGGTGTTGTACACGCGGGGAGCGAGCGGGGGGCGGCTTCTACGACGGCGGGAGTGTCGTTACTGCGGGCGACGCATGACGACGTACGAGGCGAGCGCAGCGTCAACGTGACGTCGATTTCCGTCCTCAGGTTCTAGATACGGAACTTCTTCAGCGTCTCTGCAGGTTTTCGGGTGTTTTCCGGTGCGCGGCGTTCGCCACGGCATAGCTAACCAATGTCAGGGCATCGTTGCCGGGGAACGCATGGGCGAAGGACTCGACAATTCAATCCAGGAGAACGCCGCCGGGCCACGGAAGGCCAGCGGCGATTCGGGGTCCATTGAGCAGCATGGTCTCGCCGACCAGATCGCTGCCGACAGGTACCTCGAATCGAAGAAGGCCAGTCGATCAAAGGGACTTGGCGTCAAGCTGGCCAAGGTCAGCCCGGGAGGGACCGTGTGATGTGGCCGTTCCGCAAGAAGAGGAAGGCCCCGCGGTCCCTCCCGGTGACGCTGCGGGCCCGGTACGACGCGGCGCAAACCACCGTCGAGAACGCCCGGCATTGGGCGATGGCGGATTCGCTTTCGGCCGACAGCGCGGCATCGCCGGATGTTCGTCGCAAGCTCCGCGAGCGGTCCCGATACGAGGTGGCGAACAACAGCTATGCCAAGGGCATCGTGCTGACGATCGCCAACGATTGCGTCGGCACCGGCCCGCGGCTGCAGCTGTTGACGGAGGATGCCGAGACGAACCGCCGCGTTGAGGCGGCATTTACCCAGTGGTCGAATGTCGTCAACCTGGCCGAGAAGCTCCGCACGATGCGGATGGCCAAATCGAGCGACGGCGAGGCGTTCGCCGTGCTGACGGCCAACCCGGGCGTCGATTCGCCGGTGAAGCTGGATGTGCGACTCATCGAGGCCGACCGGGTCGCTACGCCGTCTGGGTCGCCCTGGAATCACTTCGGCGAGGGTAAGGTCGATGGGATCATCCTGGACGCCTACGGCAACCCTCGAACGTACAGCATCCTTCGCCAGCACCCGGGCGATCTCACCAGTTGGCTTGCGTCGGCCGACATGATTCCCGCCGAGTCCGTCGTGCACTGGTTCCGCGCCGACCGGCCCGGCCAGCATCGCGGCATCCCGGAGATCACGCCGGCGCTGCCCTTGTTCGCCCAGTTGAGGCGGTACACGCTGGCGGTGTTGGGGGCGGCCGAGACGGCCGCTGACTTCGCCGCCGTGCTGTATACCGATGCGCCCGCCAATGGTGAGGCCGCGGCGGTCGAGCCGATGGACATCGTCGAACTCGAGAAACGCATGGCGACGACGCTGCCCGATGGTTGGAAACTCGGGCAGATCAAGGCTGAACAACCCGGAACCACCTACGGTGAGTTCAAGCGGGAACTGCTCAACGAGATCGCGCGGTGCCTGAACCTGCCGTACAACATCGCCGCGTGCAATTCGTCGGGCTACAACTATGCCTCGGGGCGCCTGGACCATCAGACCTATTACAAGGCGATCCGGGTCGAACAGGCCCACTTGGGCGAGGCTGTGCTCGACCGCATCTTCGCCGCTTGGCTCGATGAGGCAAAGCTACTGAGCGACTTTGCCTTCCTTCGCACGATAGATGTGCCGCACCAGTGGTTCTTCGACGGCACCGAGCACGTCGACCCGGCCAAGGAAGCCAACGCACAGGCCACTCGCCTCACCAGCAACACCACCACGCTCGCGGCCGAGTATGCCCGCCAGGGCAAGGATTGGGAAACCGAACTGAGGCAACGAGCCAAGGAACAGACGTTGATGACCGAACTTGGGCTGACCGGCACACAGGCCGCCCCCGAACCCACGGATGAAGATGAGGAGACCGACACGGATGCCGAACAACAAGCAGCCTGAATTCCTGACCTTCCGTTGTCCGCTGACTGTTGAGGCTGCGGGGGAGGCCGGCAAGCAGACGCCACGATTCAACATGGTCGCCTACACCGGCGGCGTGATGCGGATCGCGGGGTTCCCGCATCCGGTCGTGGTCGACCTGGAGGGTTTGGCTATCGATCGACAGGACATTCCCGTCCGCCTCGATCACAATCCGCGCCAGGGCGTCGGCCACACGCAGCGGGTCGTGATCGAGGGCGGACAGGTCATCGCCGAAGGGTTGATCAGCCGCGACACATCGTGGGCCCGGGACGTCGCCAAGAGCGGCGTCAACGGCTTCCCGTGGCAGGCCAGTATCGGCGCTGCCGTCGTGGATGCCGAGTTCGTCCCCAACGGCCAGCAAGTGACAGTGAATGGACGAACTTTCGACGGGCCGCTGCATGTGGTTCGTGAGGCCGTCCTCAAAGAGATCTCATTCGTCGACAGTGGCGCGGACACGGCCACCTCGGCGCGCATCGCAGCCAACAGCAAGGAGCAAACGTTCATGGACGGAACCGACACCACCACGACCACGCAGGATCAGGCCTCCACGAATGCGTCGAATACCGAGGCCCCCGCGCCCGACACAAACGCGCCGGAGACCGACACCCGGGTGCCCCCCTCGGAGGCCTCGCTGCCGGAGGCGGAACAGACGGCCGCGACTCCCGCGACACTCAACGCGTCGGCTGATGATGATCCGGTGACCCAGATGCGTCAACGCATGGCGGCCGAGACTCGTCGCGTCGAGGCGATTCGCAAGGCCTGCGGCGGCAAGCACCCCGACATCGAGGCTCAGGCCATCGAGGAAGGGTGGGACGAGACCAAGGTCGAACTGCACGTCCTCCGCGCCTCGCGGCCGCAGGTGCCAGCTATCAGTACCCGCCACCACAACTCCAGCCCGCAGGTATTCGAGGCCGTCGCTTTGATGGCGTCGGGGTTGCCCAATTCGCAGATTGAGGCACACTATACCGAACCTGTCCTGGAAGCCGCAGACAAGCTTCGCGGCGTGGGCATCCAGGAGTTCTGCGAGCTGGCTTCGGGCCAGCGGTTGCCGCGGTTCCGGCGTGATGCGACGGGTTGGTTGCAGGCGGCTTTCAGCACGGCCAGTCTGCCGGGCATCCTCAGCAACATCGCCAACAAGATGCTGCTGGAGGGCTACAACTACGTCGAGGACGCCTGGCGTCGCATTGCGAAGATCGCGTCGGTCAACGACTTCAAGGAGCACACCCGCTACCGGATGACCGGCAGCTTCCAGTTCCAGCAGGTCGGCCCCGACGGCGAACTGAAGCACGGCCAGCTTGGCGAGCAGCAGTTCGGGCAGAAGGCCGACACCCACGGCATCATGTTCGCCCTGACGCGCCAGATGATCATCAACGACGACATGGGCGCGTTCACCGACATCCCCCGTCAGATCGGCATGGGCGCGGCCGAGGCCATCGCCGACGCCGTCTGGGGCCTGTGGCTGTCCAATCCTGTCCAGGCCGATGGCAAGGCGTTCTTCCACGCCGATCACGCCAATTACGCCGCTGGGGCCGACACCGCTCTGACGGTCGACGGACTGACCGACGCGGAGGCCCGCTTCGCCAAGCAGACCAAGCCCAACGGCAAGCCGCTGGGTATCGGGGCCAACACGCTGCTGGTGCCGACGGCTCTGAAGGTCCCGGCCGAGTTGCTGATGAAGAGTCTGCAACTCAACGAGACCACCACGGCCAACAAGGGCAAGCCCGCGGCGAACCCGCACGTCGGCAAGTTCGACGTCGTCTCCAGCGTCTACCTCTCGAACGCCACCTTCACCGGGGCGTCGGACAAGGCCTGGTACCTACTGGCCGACCCGAACCGCCTGCCGGCCATCGAGGTCGCGTTCCTCAACGGCGTGGACCGTCCGACCGTCGAGAAGACCGACGCGGACTTCAATACGCTCGGCGTGCAGTTCCGCGGGTACATCGACTTCGGCGTCCGCGAACAGGATTACCGCGGTGCTCTGAAGATGAAGGGTGAGGCGTAAGCGAAAGAGACAGTATCACGGACACCTCAATTGTGACCACAGATCATCGGTGTCATGATTGCAGGAACACATGAATGCGTTCTTCTCGCAGACGGGACACTGCTCGACATCACAGCCGGGTACGTGGAACTGACCCCGGACAGCATCGCAGTCATCACAGGGATCATCTGGTCCAAGATAGGAAATCCATGGCTCTTGACCGAAGGGAATGCGTGAGTGGGCAACCCCGTTGATCCGCATGCTGCCTATGGACTGAGCGATTGCGAGTCGCTGTTCGCTGTTCTCATTATGGTCGTTAGCCATCTCGTACCCCGCCATCGCAAAGCAAAGACATCAAGGAGACATTGATTATGGCACAGTTCATCCATGACGGCAACAACATCGATTACATCCCCGGCGCGGACGTAAGCGCCGGCGACGTGATCGTCCAGGGCGACCTGATCGGTATCGCCAAGCTCGACATCGCGGCCAACTTCCTCGGGGCGCTCGCCGTGACCGGCGTGTTCGACGTGCCGAAAACCGCCGGTGTCGGCGAGGCGATCGCGGCCGGAGCGAAGGTCTACTGGGACGTCGCCGATGGCGTCGCCAAGACCGACGACGAGGCCGGCGCGAACAAGTATCTCGGCAAGACCGTCGCGGCCGCGGGAGACGACGACGAGACCGTTCGGGTTCGTTTGGAGCAGTAGATCGTGGGCGATCTGCTGCGTGAGGGCTCTCAGTGGCTGGAGCAGATGCGAACGTCGCACTGCTCCAGCCCGGTCGAGTACCGCCGCGATCCTGACGCTTACAGCGTCAACGCGACCTACGGGAAGACCGACTTCGAGGTCGCCGATGAATCCGGCCTGACGGTTGAATCGCACATCTGGGACTTCCTGATCCTGGCCGACGACCTCGGCTTCGAGCCGGAGCCCGGGGATGTGATTGCAGCGAACGGGCGTCGTTACGAAGTGATGAATCTGGGCGGCGACGGCTGCTGGCGATGGAGCGACCCCTACCGGCAGACGTATCGCATCCACACGAAGGACATCGGGATCGACGAATGAGTGAGCCGACGCTCGAGCGACATCTTGAAGTAATCCACAAGAAGCTCGACCGCATGGATGAAGCCATTCGCGGCAACGGAAAGCCCGGCATCCTCATCCGTCTGGATCGGCTGGAACAGGACGCCAAGCGGCAGAGCAAGCTCATCTGGCTGATCGTGGGCGCGACGGTCGTCGCGGCCATCTCGGCCGTGCTGAAGTGGATCACGGGGTAACGCATGGGACTGGCAACCGACATCGCCGACGCCGTCGCGGCCGAGATCAACGCGGCCGACCCGGGCACGTTCAGCCAGGCTTTCGAAGCCGAACGAACGGTTCTCCCAGCCCATGAATTGCCGGAGCTGGCCAACCTGAAGGTCAGCGTCGTGCCCAAAGGCGTTGAGATCAGCGGCGCGACCCGCAGCGCCAGTCAGTACGACATCGCCGTCGATATCGGCGTACAGAGAAAGCTGGGCAAGGATCTGGACGGCGAGGTCGCAGCCTTGGGCACGCTGGTCGACGAGATCGCGGACTACCTCCGCACACGGCAATTGTCGGCCGCGGCGTATGCGGTCTGGGTGGCCACGCTCAACGAGCCGGTTTACGCCCCTGAGCATCTCGCCAGCCAACGTGTGTTCACCAGTGTGCTGACGGTCACCTACCGGGCCATGAAGTAGCGGGAGTCTTTGTCGTGAACAACACCATCATGCGAAAGATCGACGTAACGGCCGCGTATCAGTCCCTTGTGGTCGATCAATTGGTGGCCACGGTTACCATTTCCTGCCCGGCTGCGAACGCAGATGTCGTCAACTTCAAGGGCGACGATGGGTCGGACGTTCCCTGGAAGCCTGGTGAGTGGCACACGCTGCATCACGTTGACCTGTCGGCCATCGAGATCAAGGGGACCGTCGGCGACACGGTTACGGTAGTCGGAGGCACCTGGTAATGGGCTATCGTGACCGAGACTTCACGTTCGGCGACGGCTCCGACGGGCACGCCCAATACACAGCCGCCGGGGGCGCGACCCAGGAACTCGCAAAGGGCGTCTTGGACTTCGCGTCGCTGACGATCGACGAGGGTGTGACGGTCAAGCAGAAGCACTGGGCGTTCGACCTTGTCCCGGTCTGCAGGATCAACTGCCTGACGCCCGTCGTGATCAACGGCGTCTTGTCCGTCTCGGCGGTGGCGGCTCATTGGAGCCCAGAATCGGAAATGGTCAAGGGCGAGATCCGCGGCAACGGGGCGGGCAACTTCTCCGAGGGCTCGGCCCGCCCTCCGCTCGTGTCGTACCAGGACGGCGTGTACCCAATCGCGGGCGGTGGCGGAAGCACCACGGTCTCCATGGGATTTGGCGCAACACTGCTTCCCGGCTACACCGCGGACACCGTTGGGACCGGCACGGCCGGCGATTCGATCTTCACCGGTGATCGGGACAACCTGATCGGCCCCGACCGAGTGTTCCGCTACTGCGCCGGATGCGGGGGCGGGCAGGCCGACATGCTCGGCGGTGACGGAGGCGGCATCATCGTCATTACGGCTCCGGCGATCATCTTCGGCCCCAACGGGAAGATCGAAGCCCGCGGCGGCGACGGTCCCGGCGGTGCCGGGATGGACGGTGCCGGAGGCGGTGGCGGGGGCTACATCGAGACGGTCACGAAGGTCGCGGTTGACCTAACCAAGCTCGACGCCTCCGGCGGGATCGCACAGCCCTCCCAATACAGCACCGGTGGCGATGGCATGGACGGCCATGTCGTCCGGAGGCTCGTGTGATCAGCTTCGACTGCAAGGCAGTCTTCTTCGACAGCAAGGCGATCCGGCGTCGCGTGGACCGCACGACGCGCCGCGTTCTGAGTCGTTTCGGGGCGTTCGTTCGTCGGACGGCCAAGCAGTCGATCCGCAAACGGAAGAAGTCGGCCCCGCCGGGGTCGCCCCCGTCGAGCCATATCGGCCTACTGCGGAAGTTCATCTGGTTCGGCTACGAACCGGACAAGCGCAGCGTGGTCATCGGCCCGACCCGACTGAGCCAGAACGGTCGCGGCCAAGCGCCGAGCCTGCTGGAGTACGGCGGATCGACCACATTGAGGCGCAGGGGCAAACGCAAGCGGGCCCGAGTACGGCCCCGGCCCTTCATGGGGCCGGCGATGGACAAGGAACAACCCAAGCTGCCCGCCATGTGGCGCGACAGCATCAAGTAAAGGAACCCCACGATGCCGCAAGAATTCGTCATCGGCATGAACGGCAAGGCGTACCAAGGGCCTGCAGACACGGCCCTCACGAGCCTGACCGAGATCACCAACATCAAGGACGTCTCGATCAGCATGGAAGCTGGCGAGGCCGACGTCACGACCCGCGGCAACAGCGGCTGGCGGGCGACGGCACCAACGCTCCGTGAATGCTCGGCCGAGTTCGAGATGCTCTGGAAGCCGACCGACCCGAGCTTCACCTCGATCAAGAACGCCTTCCTCACCGCGACGACGTTGTCGATGGCGTTCCTCAGCGAGGAGTCCGGCCAGGGTCCGCTGGGCAACTTCGCCATCACCAACTTCTCGCGGAACGAGCCGCTGGAGGAAGGCATCACGGTCTCCGTCACGGCCAAACTCGCCAAGTTCGTCCAGTGGGTCGAGTAGGCCTGATCCCCAAGCACTGAAAGGAGCATCGCAGATATGCCCACCGCGATTATCGCATCGCAGATTCAGATCGGCGGCACTCAGATGAACGCCTCCAACACGCTCTCCGGCAACGCCCAGGAGAGCTATCGGCCGACGAATGACGTCCCGGCCCCCGAGTCCGGCACGCTGACGACTCGCACCGACGCCGACACCGGCGTGGTCACCATCACGGGAACCACGATCACCACGTCGGACAAGGTCATGGGGTTCTGGGAAGAGAGCGGCGTCCGCAAGACGCGGACCAACATGACCGTGACCGATGTGACCGGCGACGCCGTGACCATCGACCTGGGCGACGGCGACGACCTGCCCGCGCAGGACTCGGCCATTGACCTGGCCGTCCAGATCGACATGGCCGCGGCGTTTGACGGCGACGACCTCGTAGCGATCGCCGCGACCTCCACGCGCGATGCGGCCATCGCGTTCTACGACTCCGGGGATGTTCTATTGCTCAAGTGCGAACTGTACGCCGGTTCGGCGTGGTTCTGGCAGGCCGACTCCAGCACCGCCGTGCCGATCACCGGCAACGCCGTGGCCAGAATGTGCATCGGCAACCGCGACACCGCCGGCCCGGCCATCGTCGATGTCGGCCTGCTCCAGAACGTCTAGGAAAGGACATCCGTCGCATGAAGACATTCACCGATAGTCAAGGCCGGGAATGGACGATCGCCCTCAATCTCGGCACCGCGATGATGATCAAAGACCGCCTCGGGCTGGATCTTCTCCAGCCTGAACTGGGCGACCCGCCTCTGCTGACCCGGATCGGCACCGACGAAATGCTGCTCGGTGAGGTGCTCTGCGCGTTCCTGAGCGACCAGTTCGTCAAGTACGACCTCGACGAGACGGGCGTCAAGATGGCGTTTGATGGCGAAACGCTCCTGGCCGCCCAGGAGGCGTTCTACGGAGAGCTGGCGGATTTTTTCCGCAGCCGCGGCCGCAACGATCGGACCAAGGCAATCGAGAAGCAGCAGGCTCTGATCCAAGCGGCGATCAAGGCGAACGAGGCCAGAGTGGACGGCTTCGACGTGGCCGAGACAATCCGCAATGTGGTGAGCGAGCAGAGCGAGTCGAACCATGGGATGACGTCTGGCGAATCGCCGGAAGCCTCGGAATGGACCCCCGCCCCCTGACGGCCCGTCAACTCCTGCTCATGGCCGAAGGGCTCGGCCGCGAGCGATGGTCGCACACGTCGGCGCTTCTGTGGATGACCGCGATGGTCAATCGCGACCCCAAGAAGCGAAAGCCTCGGATCGAGGACTACAACCCATATCTCAGGTCCCGTCGTCGGGTGCCAGAAGCAACCGAGGAGGACCTGCAGATGCTACGACAGGCCCTGGAGGGCCGGGAAGGGATTCACCTTGAACGCATGGAAGCTGATTGAACACAACCGCTACACCGTCATCGGGATTCTCGTCGCCCTGTTGTCGGCGGCCGTCTTCGTCGGGTGCGACATCACGACCGAGAGCCTTACGACTCCCGGTGAGAAGGTCGACCAAGTCGAGTTGGACCGCGAGATCGTGACCGTTGAGGCCGATCTGGCGAAGCGGCAAGCGGCGCTCAATGCGGACATCGAAGCCCATAACGCCGCGGTGGCCACCGCCCAGGATGATCTGCAGCAGAAAGCTGAGTTCCGCGCGACGATCATCGAGACGGTCGGTTCCGTCGGGTTGGCCGCGGCCGAAGGCACGGCCAGCCCAGCCGCTGGTGTTGGGGCCTTCGTGCAGTTGCTCACGCTCGGCGCTGCTGGTGGCTTGCTGGCGGACAATCGACGGAAGGATCGTGTGATCAACACCGGCCGTACTAAAACCGAAAGCGGGCCAGTATGAAAGAGTGCATGTGTGGGGACAGAGGCGTTCCAGAGCTAACCCATGACGCGGGGGTCGAGTTCCTGGGATGCGCACGACACTCGCCGCAAGAGGATGCCGCGATCTAGCCTTCGTCCTCGTTCAGGAATAGACGCTTCGCGGAATACCCGACAGTCCGGCATGCTGCAGCGTCAAAGGCACCACCTACGATACCCCCAGCTATGGGCACCATCTTCGCTAGATTGACGATCCCCTTCTCTCCAGCTTTTGTAAGAAGGCGGAAACCAACCCGCTTATTGATCTCAATGAGAACCTTTCCAGGAACCTTCTGGAATGCCTTCTGGGTTAGCTTGTTCGCGAGCGTAATACCAGCTTTCTTGACAACTTCCTTCCCGCTGTTGCCGACAAGGCTGAGTAAGACCAGCGTTCGCACTCGATCTTCGTTCAAATCGTGGCTGCAGATCCGAGCAACCGCGCCTGCCATACGAGCCTGTAGCACCCAAGAGGAACCCAGTGCAGCGGGAACCGCTACTGGGAGTGTCAGTATGCCTCCCAAGCCGGTCACAAAGCCGGATGTGAAATTCTTGGTTGTCTCCCAGTTGATGAGAGAGTCAATCCGACTGGCGCAAGAACTGTACGATTCGTCGATCAGGTATTCTTGGGCCAGATGCTCGGCTGAACTCAGCGGCGGTACGCCCTCTATGGCCTTCTGCGTGATCCAGTTGACCAATTGTATGGCTCTTGATTCATCTTCACCGGCCTGCGTCATATGCACGCCTCCCCAAAGGTCGAAAGGGCCTTCACAGCAATTGAAGACTAGCCGCCCTTCGAGCCTCTCGCAAGCGTAAACCAATGCCAAGTGCGACCAATATCCGAGCTGGCCGCGCCTTCGTCGAACTCTTCGCCGACGACACCAAGCTCGTGCGCGGTTTGCGACGGGCCGAGAAACGGCTGAAGGCGTTCGGTTCGCAGGTGCGGGCTATGGGTACGAGGATGGTCGGCGCGGGGGCGGCGATACTCGCGCCTCTGGCGGGAGCGGCCAAACTGTTCTCCGGTTTCGGCGACGAGGTCGCCAAGATGTCCAAGCGGACGGGCGTGTCGGTCGAATCGCTCTCGGAGTTGCGGTTCGTCGCCAGCCAAACGGGGACTGAGTTCGGTACGCTCGAGAACGCCTTCCGCAAGATGCAGCGGAGCATCTACGACGCCGGCCGCGGCCTGTCGACGCAGACCGACGCCCTCGCGGATCTCGGACTCACCTTCGCCGATCTCGACGGCTTGAGCCCGGAGGACCAGTTCAAGCGGCTCGCCCAGCACATCAGCGAGGTCGAGGATCCGACCCGACGGGCGGCGATCGCCATGAGCCTGTTCGGCAGGACAGGCACTAATCTGCTGCCGATGTTCGCTGAGGGGGCCGCGGGGATTGAGCGGCTGCAGGCTGAGGCCCGGCGTTTGGGGCTGACCATGAGTGCCGAGGACGCCGCGGCCGCCGAGGAATTCACCGACGTTCTCGACAAGCTCTGGAAGGTCGTCAAGATGGGCGTCTTCCACGTCGGCGCGGCCTTGGCCCCGGTGCTCCAGCAGGTGGCCGAGACGATCACTTCCGTCGCGACGACCGTGTCGGAATGGATCAATCAGAATCGCGACCTGGTCGTCACCGTTCTCCAGGTCGGCGCGGCCCTCTTCGCCGGTGGGGTCGCCCTGATGGCCTTTGGGACGGTTCTCTCGGGACTCGGGTCGATCCTGGGACTGCTCGTCTCCACCATCACGACTGTCGCCGGCGCGATCCAGATGTTCGGGGCGGTCATCGCGTTTCTGGTTTCGCCGATCGGCCTGGTCATCGCCGCCCTCGGCACGCTGGGCGGGTACCTGCTCTACACGTCCGGCGCGGGCGGCAAGGCTCTCGACTGGCTTGGCGACAGGTTCGGCACGCTCAAGGAGGACGCCGAACAGGCCCTCGGCGGCATCTCCGATGCTCTCGCCGCGGGCGACATCTCGCTGGCCATGAAGGTCCTGTGGCTCACGCTCAAGATGGAGTGGACCCGCGGGATCAACTTCCTGGAGAAGGCGTGGCTGAACTTCCGCAACTTCTTCATCCGGATCGGCTACGACGCCTGGAGTGGTCTACTCGCCCTGGTGGAGACGATCTGGTACGGCCTGGAGGTCGGTTGGATCGAGACCGTGGGCTTCTTCAGCAAGGGATGGGCCAAGTTCACCGCGTTCTTCGCCCGGACGTGGCAGCACATGAAGACCTGGGCGAAGAAGGCGTGGATCTGGATCAAGGGGCTGTTCGACGACTCCACCGCCGAATCCCGCGCCGCGGCCTACGAGGCTGTGGACAAAGAGACTGAGGCCGCGATCGCCAGGATCGACAGCGAGCAGGCCGCGGACTTGGCCCGAGCCGAGAGGGAGCGACAGTCCAAGCGGGACAGGGCCCGGCGAATCCATGAAGCGACGATGGCCGGGATCGGCCGCGAGAATCTCGACCGGCACAAGGCCCTCGACGACGAGTACGCCCAACGCATGGCCCAGAACGAACTCGAACTCGCCAGGGCCCGCGGCGAGTGGAAGGCTGCGATCGCCGCTGCTGCGGCCAAGCGTAAGGCCAAGAGCGACGGTACTCCCGACGGCGACGCTCCGCCGTCCCCCGGTGAGTTCGAACCCCCGCCCAACGTCGGCGGCATGGGCGCGTTGCTGGATGATTCGGCCAAGAAGATCGGTGCGAAGGGCTCGTTCAACGCGGCCTCGTTGCTGGGCATGCAGGCGGGAGCCGCGTCCGACAAGCTGACCAAGATCAGCGAGGAGACCAAGGAATACACCCGGGAGATCGCCCGTAACACGCGGCCTCTCAAGAAGGGCACGAGCGGGACGTTCAAGCCATGATCGAGCTTCATGAACTAGTCGATAGCCGCGAGTGGTCCGTCGGCGACGGCGACACCGTCGAGTTGACCTTCATCATCGAAGGCACGGCCGACGACGAGCAAGCCAAGGCGTTCTTCGAGGGCAACGCGCCCGAGAGCCACGGTGGGCTCACGCGCCAGACGTACACGATGGAGCCGCTCCAGGTGGACACCGTCGGGGACGTCGGGCGGTGGCGATGCGAGGCAACCTACGCCAAGAGCAAGGTCACGCTTCCCGGCGGCGGATCGGCGTCGAACTACAGCTTCGACACCGGCGGTGGGACGACGCACATCACGCAGGCCCGCGCGACCATCGACACCTATGTCCCGGTCGGTGCGACCAAGCCGGACTTCAAGGGCGCGATCAACGTTACGAGGGATTCGGTGGACGGCGTGGACATCACCTCGCCGGTCTACAACTTCGGCGAGACGCATTACTTCTCCCCGCATCAGATCACCGGGTCCTACAAGGCGATGTTGTTCGGCTTGACCGGCAAGGTCAACAGCGACGGGTTCCGCGGGTTCATGCCGGGCGAGGTCCTGTTCCTGGGCGCGTCGGGTTCGCAGTCGGGCGACGAGGAATGGGAGATCACCTACCGATTCGCCGCCAGCCCGAACCGCTACGCGTTCTACGTCGGCGACATCTACGTCCCGGCCAAGCGGGGATGGGACTACATGTGGGTCCAGTACAAGGATGCGGAGGACGCGGCCGCGAACAAGCTGGTCAAAGTCCCCGCGGTGGTCACGGTGAACGAGGTCTACGAGATGGCATACTTCTCTGCACTGGGGATCTGATCCATGGGCGATCCATTCAAGAAGGTCAAGGGTGGCGACCCGCTGGACCTGTCGGCGACGGCGTGGAACGGCTTCATCGACGCCGCGTTGGCTCACAAGCAGAACCAGCAGAACACCGGCGGCCCTGGGAGGCAACCCATCCCCCAGGCGGGTGCGGTGCTGGTGCGGAACGATACCGACGAGGACCGCAGGCGATTCGACGTCCTCTATCTCCGTGACATGGTGTTCAAGCCGACGGATGGCAACGGGAACGCCTCCGAGGAGCAGTTCCTCTCGGAGCCGGTGTTCACCGGGACGGTCCAGAGCCGCTTCCCTGAGCCGGGCGACGACAGGCCGCGGCTCCCGGCGGTGTGGCATTACGGCGTCCTGTTGGAGCCGATCGGCAAAGGGGAGATCGGCCGAGCGATGATCAACGGCATCGCACCCGTGAAGCTTGAGTTCACCGAGGAATACATCGACGAGGTGGGCACCAGGGCTCTTTCGGCGGACCCCACGAGGGATCTGACTACCTTCTCGCCGTGGGGTAGCGGAGCCAAAGTCCTCTGGCATGAGGACGTCACGGGCGAGGGAACATACTGGGCGCTTGTTCAGCTTGGGACTAAGGTGCTCCAATACGGGGGCGCGCCGAACATGTGTGCATGGGGCCGAATCACCGGCCCCGGCACCGACGACGGCATCTACTACAACTGGGAACTCATCGCGATGACCACACGCGACGAGTGGGAGGTCGTCGAACTCCCTGACGACATCCAGCTTCGGCGACTCGTCGAGGCGAACGGGTTCGGCGGCGTCCCCGTGGATACGGTTGTCCAGATCGTCGAAACGACGATGCTGTTGCCGGATGAGGGTCAAACGGAGACTCTTCCGTGGGGCGTGTTCGAGTATGCCATCGACAGCGCCGTCGGCTACGGCATTCCGTACCAGGGCGAAGTGGACAACTGGACGAACTCGACGTCGATCGAATTGATCAAGACCGACAAGGACGGCAACGAGTTGACCGGCGATGACGCCGGCACGATCCACGTGCGACGCAACGCGGCGGGCACGGGTGGGATCTTCGCCGATTACCCCGACGATGCCGTTCTGACGTACGTCCGCTACCCCGAGCCCGACGGAGTCATCGAGGGATGCTTGTTCGGCCCGACCGAGAGATTCAAGGTGTCTCAGTCTGTCTTGCCGCTCGGTGGGCGATATCTCTATGGGAACGAGGACTCGCCGGTCACAATGGATGTGACGGGCCGGGATGACCAGACGGAGCACGTCCACGTTCGCGGACGCATGTACTACGACGATGATCACGGCTGGGCTCCGTGGGTAGTGTTTGACCCGGAACACATCCCGAAGACTGATTCGGTGGTCGTCAAGACCAACGATACCGATACGACAGCCGGGTATCTCGATGACGAGATCGTCGTCGATCCCGGCGGCGAACATTGGCTCACCAAGTCGATCACCCCGGGCGGCAACGCCGACAACAAGCTCCTGCTCGAGCACAAGGACTGGGGCGAGAACAGCACGGCGACGCACCCGACAGCCGTCTTCTTCGCGCCCGGCCTCACCGGCAACGGGGTCTCGACGTCGCAATCGGCCCCGACGGGCGACGATCCGTGGCTCGCGTTCAAGGTCTTCGAGGAGCAGTATGACGACAAGGGCCACTCGCGGCTCGTCGACAAGGGGCACCACACCTACTATTCGCTTCCTCCCTCGGCCGATGAGAAGGTGAAAGCCAGCGCCGGCGACCCAGAGGCGGGCTACCTGGACGCGAAGATCAGTTCCGGCAATGGGTGGATCAATGTGTTCGGCGGCGGGGCCACCGTTTCGATCTCCCATGACGACATGGGTTCGATCGCCGACTCCAACGGATTCCTGATGGCGAACCTCGGTGGCGGCGGCGAGGGTGCGGTCGTGTCGTCGCAGCCGCCGGTGAACACCCCGTACGTCGAACTCGACAACTACTACGCCGAGTGGGACGCCAAGGGCCACGGCCGCGTGGTCGACCACGGCAGCAAGAAATACGTCGGCTTCGTGGTGGACCAGGTCCGGGCCAACAGCAGCGATCCGTCGATGGGCTACCTGAGCAGCAAGCTCACGGCCACACCCGATGACGCCAGTCCGAACCCGATGGAGTTGTCGGTCACCGCAGCCAGTCAGGTGTGCATCGAGCACTCGGACCTCGATACCGGAGCGTTCGACCCGGCCGATGACGTGACCGACATTCTCCAACTCATCAGCTTCGGCGGCGGGGTGACGCTGGACATCTCGACGCCTCCAGACGGCTACGGATACATCGAGTACGAGCCGAACCGATTCCAGCGGGACTCGAAGGGGCATGCGGACATGACTCCGAGACAAGCCCCCGCGACATCGCTGTACCTGAAGTGGCCGACGGTGCCCGAGGGTACTTCCGGGGACATGCTTTACTGGAGCGACGGGAAGTGGACGCTCCTGCCCGCGCCGCCGACGCTGTCGGTTCTGGTCAGCACCGGCTCGACGCCCCGGTGGGAGCCGGTTGAGGAATTCATCTGCCCGGGGACCACGTAATGCCAGGCCCATACTACATCAGCCCGACCGGCTTCCCCGCCCAGGGCGGCCGTCCTGTCTTGATCTCGCGCGATGCCTACGAGGAATGCTGCTGCGTCACCTTCTTGCACGCGTGGTCGTTCACCGACCTCGGCTTCATCGACGGCGGGCAGAACGGGGCGTATCGCGCCTACGACGATCCCTCAGATGTGCCGGCCAGCCCGTGGTCGATCTTCAACGACGGCCTCTCGCTGCGGCTGGACTGGGAGGACGACAACAACTGCCGCAACCACAACCCCAACACCCAGTCGGCCACCGCCACGGCCGAGATCATCGTGCCGCGGACCATGGTCATGACCATTGCCTGGTCGGGCATGGGCGAGGTGCAGGCCCCCAACTACGAACTGATGAGCCTCTCCGTCGACGGCACCCTCATCGGCTCCGCCCACGCCCCCGGCGGCGGCCGCGGCTGTGACCCCATGGGCCCCGTCGTCTCCAGCCCATCCCCGCCCCAGCAAGTCACCCTCCAGTCCGGCACGCACACCCTCTTCATCGACGCCACCACCAACGACCCGCTCTACCACTTCAACGCCTGGTACCGCTTCGACCTCACCTTCGCCGAAGCCACCTAA